CGTGTAACAATGCCGCTAATAAACATTACATTCATGCAAGTAGGTTAATCCTCTTACGTGACCACGCTTGTAGCCTAGCCCAACCCGGACTGCTAAGGGTCCACGCAGCCCCGCAAGCGTAGCGGAATAGGGGGTTCCCTCCTTCAACATATGCCCCATTCAATCTCCGATAATATTATTATCATAGGCTTTCTCGGACGCCACATGGTACGCAAAAAGCAGGAATCTGGAACCTACGTGACGAGTGTTTGCATGACTCTTCCTCATGATGTGGTTGCCATCCTCGATAGCATGAAGAAACAGACAGGGAACAACAGGTCAGCGGCAGCTGCCCACATCATCAGAGACTGGAAGAGAGGAACAACTGGAGCATGGGAGAAAGAAAGAGACAAGATGAAGAAGATCTTCGAGGATGTGTTGGGCAAATGAGGTATCCTCACTTATGTTCTCGAGGATGGAGGGTATGCAATTGCCTGGAGGAAGAAGAATGAGAAGGAAGTGTCTTCGCGAGTGTACGGGTTGCGGGCGCCGCGCAGTGACCACTGCCAGCGGCCACATGATCGGCCGCAACATGAGAGTGAAGCAACGCGGCACCAGGTGCGGACAGATGAGGGTGGTTCGATGATCTACTGCTGTCCTCTATGTGCGTACTATACGAATTGTCAGAGCGCCCTGGACACTCATTGGGCTAAACACCTACCTATACCGGACTAATTGGTGGGGATGTAGTGGGTCTTCCAGGGCGCCTTCATCTCAGCGTACATCCGTTGAGTTTCTTGATAGTCTGCTGTCTCATCCCATCCTCCTTCCCACTTGTGCAGAGGGTCGATTACAGTAAGCACCGCACCACCGATGGAAAATCCGATGATACCACCTATGAGTCCGCCGGCCGCCGCGCGCTTCCAACCTCCAAGTCCTAGAAAGCCACCCCAGGCCCAGGCTTCAGCCGGTGCCTTTGGATCTAACAGCCCTGCTCGACCATAGGATAAGTAGGCTGGGAACATTCCTCCCTGGATAGATTGCTGCTGCAACCAAAATGTAGCTTGTTCCTTGACAGATAGACCCGAACCGTATGAGGAGATCGAGGTGCCCCTCCTTGGGCCTACAATTGATAATGAACTAGAGGCTCCAGGAATGAATGGCTGGCTCATCATCCATAGCCAGGCGTCGTCCTCGAGTTTCTTTTTCTTCTTTGCCATCAAACATCCGTCCGGTCTTCGAGAACATACGACCTGCGTAATCGCTCCATCCAAACTAGATCCTTCTCCCTCGCTGTCGTGGCGGAGATTACGAGATTGGCAGGATAGATCGTGAGGCGACCAGCACCCGTATTCATGAACACAATTAACCTAGTCCAATGCAACTTATCTGTAGCTACTGCATCTCCAGTTCCGAAGGTGGCGTTATCTACTGTAACATAAGTCATGGGAATCTGGGCGTTCTGTGCGTATGTTCTGGACTGAGCATATACACATTGGATTAGATCCAGGTCGGACGGCCCGCCAAGGAACCCAGGCACCATTGGAAAGAAGGGGATCTCATCATCTCGAATCTTTCTAGTGGTTAGGTAATCGTATTCCCATACAATGGGCTGGGCCGCCCCAAGAGGTGTGCGCATCTTCTGGACATCCACACCTTGTACGAAAGTAGTAAGTTCCTCTGCAGTCCATCCGGCTAGATCGATGTAAGTCCTTTTAATTACAGCACCAGTGCCAATGCCCTGGACAACTGTTGTCCAGTTGTTCGTCGCTGTTATTGTATCGAGGAACCCAGACCCGTCCACGGTGGTATCTACATCGGTACCTTCCACTTGCTTGGTAAGTTGGTGGGGTTTGATGTCAGTAGCCATTTCACTTCATCCTCTTTGCTTTTGCATGGGCCTTCTTAGCCAGAGTAGCGAACGGTGTTCGAGGGTGCTTCTTCTTCAGGGCTTTGTATGCCTTGGCGTACTTCTTGTTGTATGCTGAAGCCTTACGCTTGACCTTCCCAGCAACCTTCTTTCCACCTCTGATTACTCGACGACCAGCGCCGCGCACCAGGGGACGGCAAGCGCGCTCAGCAAATGCAGCTGCGAGGATTGGATCTACTCCCTTCTCTTCAAGCGCCTTCTGCGCTAATCCGCATAGGGCGTTCGCTGCCGAATCACTGAGAGCATCCATTGGAAGCCCTCAATTGTCACTCGCCGTTGACTGGATCGCTATTGCCATCCAGTCCTTGGTTGAGAGTTTGACGATGCGTGCCTTGATTCTACAAGTTAGCGACATCTGCATGTTCGCCGCCACTGTGACACCCACATCCGCCACTACATAGAGGGAGTCATTCACCACCATCCTGGACTCATCCAACTTTCCGAAGATGTCGGGGAAGAAGTCTGGCCCCAATGAGAAGATAGTGTTCGTGTCATCGAGTCCAACCGTAGAGCTAGCGATTAGGTTATTGTCATCGGCTCTAAGAATCGCACCACCAGGGTTGAGGTCTGAGACTTGAGCATCAAATGTTCCATTGCTACTGGCTCCTGCTGCTAGGTTGCCATCGAAGGTGTCGGTAGCCGTGGCGTACCGTTGCCAGATGAAGTCTACCTGCTCGATCGCAATCGCCTGCTGATCGCCGACATCGACATACGCTCCCAAATCAAGGGTGCCGCTGATGATGCCACCTGTTGCCGATGCTGTTTGTATGTTCTCAGTCAGCCAAAAACTGCCTGTCTTGCTTGTTGCCATGGCGCCCCGTGTAACAATGCCGCTAATAAACATTACATTCATGCAAGTAGGTTAATCCTCTTACGTGACCACGCTTGTAGCCTAGCCCAACCCGGACTGCTAAGGGTCCACGCAGCCCCGCAAGCGTAGCGGAATA